GCTTACCGTCAAACTCAACGAAAGACTCAACTTCACGAACTGGCCAGTTCAGACCAGCTTTGTCCATCATCTGTACAGGTGTCAAATCATTTGAGACCGGTACACCAAGCCCATGCCAAGGAACTTCACCTGCATAAGCCATTGTTTCAACCATATGTGCCATTATATATCTCCTTACCACACAAGCATAATTGGAAGTGATGCTACCATTAATGCGCCCATGATAGCGAAGGCTACTTTCACGATAATCATTATGCGTACTCCGACCAGAACTCGTTCCAGATGTCAGTGATGATGAAGCGCTCCATCTGGAGGCCAACCTTGTAAGCCCAGTCGTAGTAAGCAAGGCCACCGTCTTCCATCAGGGTAGCAGCAAACTCATCAAAGCACTCACAGCCAGAAATCACATCTTCGATGTCTACAATCTCGAACAGCTCGTCCTGTGCATCCATCAGCATCGACTTAACTTTTCCCATCTATTTACTCCTCTTCTTCATTTGATGCATACATTATCCGGTATTTTGTTTTAAAAGTAAACAGCTAATTTCATTTTTTTTAAATTTTTTTTTTCGATAAATAAACCTACCAACCAGGGAGGGCACATGATTCACCACGATAAGGTTGGCCATGCAGTTTTAAAAAGAGGGGATATAGTGAGATCCCCCTCCGGCTCAAATGAATGGGTTGTCATAGAACATGAGAAAGATGGTAAAATTGTATTGGCTTGCATAAGTAAGTATATGCATAAAGAAGAAGTAGATCTTCAAGAATGGTACAAAGTGAAATGAAATTTTTTATTACTGGAACTCGTCGAGGGTTAGGTGAGGCTTTAGCTAAAACATTACAAACTGTTGAAACACTTGACGAGTGTGACATTTTTATAAATTGTAAACACAATGGATTTGAGCAAGTTGAATTGTTGTACAAAGCTGCTGAGTTGGGTAAGCGCATTGTCAATATCGGCTCAAACTCTCCGGATCAGGACAAACATCAACCTTGGCCATATGCTGTCGAAAAAGCAGCCTTAGATAAGGCAAATGAACAACTTTATTATCAAGGTGTGGAAACAACCGTGATAAGATTTGGTTATTTTGACAGTCCAAGAGTAGCTCATATTAATGCTGAAAAAATGAGTATTGAGTATTGTTGTGAAGTTGTTAGATGGGTTATTCAACAGCCTCATAGAGTAAAGGATATTACAATATGTCCATAGATATTGATAGAATACTTTTAGAATTTGAAATGTTACCAAACTATGATACTCAAATAGGCTTACAAACAGTACCTGGAATAACAGATCCTTTTTATGCTACTGGAAGAATTACGGATAAAAATCATAACGAAGAAGATTTTACTGAGTTCTTATTTGATTTGCCATATACCAATTCAATTCTTACTAACTTAAAGGTATATCGCGCAAGAGTTATGAACATGAAACCTAAAACATGTTATACATATCATCAAGATTGGTCTAAAAGATTACATATTCCTCTAATTACAAATGAAAAATGTTTCTTTGTAATTGATGATGAAGTATCTAGATATCCTGCTAACGGTGAAAGTTATATTGTAGATACCACCAAAGTGCACACTTTTGTTAATGCTTCTTTAGAAAATAGAATTCATATAGTAGGATGTATTAATTAATTTTAATCCATGAATAATTTATTCTTTTACCGTCATCTTTACCAGCTTTGTATCTCCCCCATCGATCTATAGATTTTTGTTTCCAGTCGTTGTCGAAAGAAGCATGATGAACAACATTAAATACCATTAAATTAGGATTTACATTCCACGGTTTAAACTTATCAAGAAATAAATAATCACCGCCGTACTCTCCTTTATGAACTAATTCTGGGTATCCTCCAGCCTTCCAAAAATTATCCTTAGTAATAACATACGTATTATATGCACATGAATAATCACTTTGATCTTTTAATAACCACTTATAATCTTGTACAACACCAGAAGTATGTGGAAGCACTTTGTTGGGTAAGTTGCTGAAGTGATACATTTTACTAGAATCTAGATCAACGTCTCTCAAATATTTCATTGACTGAGGAGTCATCACTCTATCTAAATCTATATTGATATTCCATTTAGTCTCAGTTTCATGCATAAGAAGATTTCGCGCGCCATTACAATTCCAGCCAACATCTTCTGTAACAATATAGTGACTCCATTCATCAGGCACCTCTTCCAAAGGTAAAGGTACTTTTTTGGAACCATCGTCAATAATTGTAAACTTAAATCCTTTAGTATTAAGACAAAGATAATAATCTCTAATCCATTTAAAAAGATCTAGGTTATTGTAGTAGTTATAATTGACTGTTATCATAGATAACCTCACTTAAATATGTTATATCACCAACATAAAATATTGATTGAAAGTTATCTTTGTACCTGAGTTCTATTTTTTGAGGATATATTTTCCACTCGGAAAATAAATCAGGCCGTCCGGCTTTGAGTCTTTTAAAAAATGAAGGACTTTTGTCACGTGACCAAATAACTAACTTAAATTCATTGAGCCTTTCAAGAACATATTTTAGTTCATAAAAATCGTCGACCTTATCTAAAAGGTTTGTACCATCTGTTCTATAATCAGGAAATGAATAATATCTACTCATTACTCTTACAACATTATCTGACATAATTTCACTTCCAGAAGCTAGTACTGGCTCGCCATTATCAAATAAGAAATTGTAAAAATACATTTCATCTAATTTTAAATTATTCATGGTATAGTTATTTGCTAGGCGATCGTTACTTTCCAACATCTGAAGGAATGCATCAAAACATCGCTCATTATTAGTGTTTTGTTTGCGATTGATATAAGATACTAATTCAAAAGAGTTCGCCATTGTCTACTAACTCTCTCACATGTTCCCAACTATAATTCTTAATATGTAAGGATATCTGTAGGAACCATCTTTCAATTCCATTGTCATGAACACAATGAGGAATTTTTGCATGTGGAATAGAAGGACAACGATATGTCCATTCATCAATTACATTTTCGTCTGATTCTGAAGATTCAAGAAACTTAATAGTGTGTGTTTCAGGAATAATAGGAAACAATAAAACTGCATCGCGTGTTAGATCAACATGTGGAGATATCCATGTATCTGCTGATTTGTGTGTTAACCAATATGTAGGTGATTTTGAATAGTGCTCATTTTTGTGATATAGTTTAAAAAACTCTCGCATTTCTGGATTATCTTGTTCAATTTCTAAACAACGAACACCTCGCCATGGATCATTTTTTGCTTTATCATAAGGATAGTTTCTTTTTAAAGCATGTAGATCAATAGAACCAATTAACCATGGCAACTCTATAACCCAGTCATGCATGAAACATTTTTCCTGATTTGTAATGATTTGCTACGTCGGTAAAGGTCCAGCTTGGATCTCCAAAATTTACACGAAAAGATAACATACGTCTTTCTCTTCTCTCTTCAACTGCATGTGGATGTTTTGTGTTTAAGAAAGTAGGACATCTATATTGATGTCTGAAAACTTCTTCGTATTCAAAAGGCAAATCGTCTTCATAAGGTCTATGATAAAAGTCTGTATCTAGTCTTTCCATACCTTCTTCGCATTTATCAACATACACAATATCATAATCTAAAGGTAATATTGGATAAATGAGAACAACATTGCGGCCTGGTGCGTTGTCGATATGAGGTCGCATCCATTTACCTTCTTCTTTCACAGTTAAGTATGGAGTAATATCGGTACCTTCGTCAACATAAGCTCTATCAATTTTGTCAATAGCGCTTTGGATTCTCTCATCTCCATTTGTTCTCCACCATTTTTGTCCGTCCCAATTTCGCTGGTCATCAGACAAAAGTTCTCCTCTAAGATTCCACAACTCTTCTCTAGGAGGAAGCCAATCGATGAATTCTGGTACTTCAATAATATATTGATTAATTATTTGATTAGGTATGATCTTCATTGTATAGCACGCAATCTGAATATTTTAAAATACTCTTATCTAAAAGAAATTGGTGTTTTTTGATATCCAACACACCAGATATAATTATTTGGCATCTATCATTTATAGCAAATCCTTTATCTGCACCGTGTTCCCACACACTACCATCATAAACAAACGTGTTTGTTTCAGGTGGAAGGTAAGGATAGTACTTGGTTTCGCCACTATCTTTTGTCATGAAAAACACTTCTTCCTCAGGGTTAGTAACTTTACTCCAACGAATACGATAACATGATGGAGATTGCTTAGGCATAAATTCATTACCCCAGTATGGTTCATCATAGTGAGCAGGAGTAGCATTAGGAGGAGCAACAAAGCTAAGCTGTCTAATTGTTTTATAAGGCAAACGATCAATAAAATCTTTTACATGTGGCATTTCTTCTTCTACCCATTCAAACCATTGACCGTCACCATGTGGTTCTCTAAATTTATTTTCTTTTAAAAATAAAACTTTGCCGGCGCCGTGGTGACAACCAAATGTTGTTCCAGGATAAACTTGCTCTAAAAGAGGATCGTTAATTAATTCAAACACCTGATCCATATCAACTTCTAATTTGGGTAAATCTATTGGGGTGTAAACGATACCTTTGTACCCTTGATAGTCTTCGTTAATCTGAAGACTAGCATAGTTAGGTCTGTCTTCTGGTGGATCCATATTACTATATTTGCGTACAGGTGTTCCATCTTTATTTTTAGTTAGTACGGTTTTTACTACTTTATATTTTGACATCTATTATCAACCTATTTCCAGCAAATATTTTACACTTAACTAAAGTTTCTTTACATGTGTATTTATTCCTATATTCAGCTAATTGTTCTGTGATGGTATTCAATATCAAGCGATCGTCCCAATGCTCTTGTTGGTGATGTGGTTCTTGAATAATAGCTCTTTTAGCACCATAGAAATTCATAATCCATTCAAAGAAATCAAAATGGTCAGAGCGATATAATAATACACCACTAAAAATGACCATATCAACATCAAAATTTACTATAAAGGTTTCCTTATCGTTCCAGCTCTCACATCTGAACTCAATATTATGATTATCCTTCCATTGTTCTGTAGCCATCTCAATAGGTTCTACTGAAGTGTCAAACCCCATATAATTGAAATCGTGGTTAAGATATTCTAGTACAGGGCCATGTCGACATCCTACATCAACAATCCCTTTAGATTGTTCTTTAGTAATTATATCTGCTTGTAATTTAAAAATAGGAGATGCTTCGGGCGTATCCAAATACCACATATCTTCAAACGCATAATCTTCTTTTAATGGTACTCGCTGTCTGTCACCAGGATCTATCTGAGTTTTAATGTTTGGCCAAGGAATATTTACCATATCCAATTAACAAACGAATATCTCGTTCCCTTTTCTACTTTCAAAACTTCATGTGGATATAAAAAGTTAGCTGGAAATATTAATACTTCACCCGGTGTCAGTTTAATTTTATCCTTTTCCCAGAATAAAATCTCACCGCCTTCATATTCGCTTAAGCATCCTAATACAGTTAAGATTGGTATACCTCTTTTTGTGCCATCAAATTGATTTCGTACATGATCACAATGGGTCCCCATTCCAGCACCTACTGGATACTTAATAAAATGAACTTTACCAAATCCAGTAGTATAAGAAAACCATGGTAGATCTTTCAAAAAATCATTAACATAACTGTCTACAGCCTCATTGATCTTACCATGAACGAAAGCCGCTAAAGGCTCATCTTGATTAAACTTGCAATCATAGTATACAATATCTGGTTGATCTTGTACGCATATATTGTCTTCAGGACTGTTATAAGGATACTCTCTCCAAGCATCAATGAAGTCAAGTTCTTCTGTGATAAATGTATACTGGTCTTTGCTGAATAACTTAACGCGTTGGACATATTCTCTAAGATCAGTTTTCACTGTTTGAATAATCCCCTGCTATTCTCCAAAGCAATCTATCACCCATTACAGGAGTTCTTCTATGGAGAGTTGTAAATTGATCCATCAAAAGTAAATCACCTTTTGCAAATACGTGATGAAATTGATATTTATTTTGAAAAATGATTGGTTTTAATCTCTCTATCATTTCTTCATGATCAATTAGCTTTTTACCTTCCCACGCTTTTACGATAAAATGATATGGAAAGTAAAAATAAAATCTATTAATATGTGGATGTAGACCTACAAGAGATCTAATGCTTCCTTTGTTCTTACTCATAAACTCGAGTTCTGGATCATCATCATCCAAGTGATACATAGTATCATTCTGAAACTTGAGTCTAATCTTTATTGATTTCCAATACTGTTGTTCATCTTCTGATAGATCATAAAATGGTTCGGATGTATTACAAACACTTAAAGTAGTATTGACATCTCCTTCAATACAATATAAGCTGATTAATATTTTATCGATAAGATGTCTACTGTTACCGTTAGAGTGCCATCCTAATTCACCTCCACCAAACATCCCAATCTTATTTCCAGCTTCGTCTTTCTTATCTGTAACAATAAACAGTTCAGGATAGTCTTTAGGATTCATAAATAATCCAGGAGATTCAAGTTCTCCGAATTGTTTCATAAAATCGATATATTCTATTTCTGTAAACTGTACATCATGAAATATTGCATAGCCTTGTCTTTGTACATGCCGTGCTATCTTAGATATGTTCCAAATCATCTATTCCATCCAAACTAAACATTAAAGCTATTCTCGGTTGATCACTGTTATTTAAAACTGCATGAGGATAACCAATATTTAAAAAATATGCATTACCAGCTTCTAAGTAATATTCTTCCATTTGACCATTTCTTTTAAATTGATTAATCACATTATCGTTAGTGTAGATAGGACAAATACAACGAACTGCGTACGATACATCATAATCAACATGAAAAGGAATTTGTTTTCCAGGTGCTAATTTTGTAATTCTAATTCTACTTGCGGGAGCTTTACACTGTGTAACAATTTCTTCAAATATACTTCCAGTGTAATCATCGGTGTGAACATTATACAAATGTTCTTCTCTACGCTTCAATCTTTCTTTAATTGAAGTTGTGTGAGGTAGAATTTTACTAGGAGTAGTTAGATTAATCTGTTCAAAATTATCATAAACATCTTTAACAAGTTCTTCATGATTCATACACAACATTGGGTTAGCTGTACGTACATCAACAAACCGTTCAGCAAGTTTATTTGTTGCTTCTCTCAATGATTGTAGATCAATATCAAGATTAAAATTAGCTACTGTTGGTAATTTTTTCTTATTCATTCAAATTCTCTGTCAAACATATTCTAGCTATATTTCCCTGCCTGCGGAAAGATTTGTAGTTTTCACTTTCACTAGTAGCTAAGAAAAATGTATCGCTAGGTATGTAATTTTTTTTGTTGCATATTTTTATCTGTTCCATCCTATATTTATTCCACATACTATCGGGCTGAAAATTTTGTAATAGCTTTATAGCTATTTCTACTCCATTGTAATTCCAACATTCAAATGCTTTCATGAGTTTCAAAGTGGGGTGAGGAATTTTAGAATATAACAATCCCACTCTTTGACCGATGAGACCAAATCCTTTACTGAAACTAAAAAATATTTGTTCAGTGTTACTAAATACCTTCACCGGCATTTTTTCTGTAGCGCTAATGTATGTACAGTCAAGTATAACAGGACAATTTGATTCTTCTATTTTTTTCCATTCGTCTTCAGACAAAAAATTTCCAGTAGAGCATTTAGGATTACTAACAAATAAAACTTTGTTCTTGTGGGGGGTTGTTATTTTCAATCCCTTTTTATTACAAAAATTTGCCCATTGATATTCGCCTTGAAAATATTGCCAATCACGTGAGTCAGTCATCCTCCATTGATTAATACCCTCAGTTGCTCCATTAATAAAATAGAAATGAGGAAAGTCATCAACATTAACTATATCAGCAATCCATTTTCTGTGAGTTGATTCAAGTTGTTGTAATCGGTTAAAGGCCTGTCCGTTGCCTCTTGTTTCTAATAAGACACAATCTTTTACAAGATTTTTGACTTCTTCTGAAAGTGGAGCTTGTACAAACTTATCTGAATAGTCTTTCCGCAAGCCATCCTCCCGTATCCCATTTATGTAATCTTATTTTCTTTGTATTTCTATGATGTTCTTTATGATACCCTTCACCGGCAATAAAGAGATTCAACCAGGGAACATTTGAAGGTCCATCTTTATGTCCAATAGTATTTAATAATCCAAAACCTATCTTTGCGAAGATAAATGGAATTACACAAAAGGCAATCCAAAAGTATGGACTAATAATAAAACTAATTACATTTACAACAAATAAAATTTTTAGCCAGTGTTTATGACAAAATACCAGCTTAGGATTTGAATATAGATCTCTAGCATATCTTATAGGTATTCGATCAATAGCCCAAGTTGTAGTCAACACTTTCCACCAGCCAACATATTTAGCAGCATGAGGATCTTTTGGACCATCCGAATGTGTGTGATGCATTCTGTGAGAAGCAATCCATCCAATTGGAGTTCGGATACAGGCTATCATCAACATGGATAACCCTAAAATTTCAAACCATGTAGGGACATTAAACTGTTTGTGGCAATAATGCCTATGAAGTAAAATACTTGCTCCAAAGTGAGATATCACTTGGCTCCATAATATACCTATTGTAATTGAAAAAAACAACGATACCAGCATGCGTTCTCACTACATTGAATTTTCTAAATACTTTGTAATAATATCATCATGATCAATATTGAAATCTACATTATCGCCTAGTTCGATAACACAAGTTTCTTCAGCTGTGCCTTCCATTAACATATATCTTCCTGAAGTTGGATTATAGAAAAATACAATTGGCGCTGGAATGATATCACCATATTGAGTTCTTACATTTGCAATAGCAATAAACATTGCCTTCAAATTATTTGGAACAACATACTGGTTTATAACTTCAATTGGTGTTGCACATTGAACTGGTTTTTGTTTTACTTGAGGTTCAGCAAATGAAGGCAAAGAGAATGCCATACAGATTGCAAAAGTCATTAAATATATTTTCATATTGTTTCTCACTTTAGTTTATGACACACGATTCTCCGCCCAGTTGGTGTGTTGATTGTAATAGCTGGAAGATTAGGGT